CCTCTTGTAGAATAACCAATTTCATGTGAAACCACATAATAAATTAAATCTGGAGTAACTCCTTCCATTATTCTATTGTATGTATTACCATCAGTAGATAATAGACTTTTACTTGTAGCAGTATTAATATCACTAGCGATATTAGAACTAGTAAATGTGGAGTTAGTAGTAGTTGAACCATTTAATTTACCACTCTCTGAAACTAAATACATACCAGTTAAATCAACAAAATTAAGAAAACCATTCTGTCCGAATGTGTTATTTTCTGAATGAGAAGTAATATCTTCTGTATCTATTTCTAATCTAACAAGTTGTTTACCATTAGGCGAATTCAACCAATTACCTGTAGAGGATTGATAAGTTTCCATCATCATAAATTTTAATTTATTCAATGATGAATATGCCTTATGGGTAACTTTAGTAGAAGAAGCATTAGTTATATCAAAAGTAGAACTATACCTACCTAAAGAAATATCTGTAGCATCATCCCTACCTATATTTGATAAGTCTGTAGAAAAACCACCCATATTTGATAACGAAATTCTTGTATTCAATTTAGGGTCAATAAGTCCAGAGATTTTATTTTTATGTCCTGTATCTGGATGGAAATAATAAAAACTTCTAGGTAAGGGGTCTAATGTTCCGTAAGTAAGGTGAGGATTTTCATCAGCATCTTGTAAATCATTATCAGTAGCACTATTCATTGATAGAACTAATACAGGATATACACCATAAGTTGCTGCTCTACTAAATCTGCCTCCATTTACTCCCCAATTAACCGTATTAGAAATAGTAGAAATATTACTACCAAGATATAATCCTGCATTAGCATCTGCAATTGTCATAATACCTCCATTAGCATCAACTGAAGCCACTCTAAATACAGCCCCACTCATAATATAATTAGCACCAGTTCCAATATCTGTTTTAGAATAAGAAGTATCCGAAGCAATAGAAACAATATCATTTACTTGGTAATTAATGCCCGCTTCTGATATACTTTTTAGGTCATATCCGCCCTTTCTTATTGTAATATTACCAGTTAAAATTGTACCTAAAGTAATATGAGGAGAACCAGCAGCCGCATCTGTTAAAGTGGCTGCTAATTTAAAATTATTAACATCGGTACTTATGACAAAATATCCCTGTCCACTAGTTAGACCTGCTACGCTTCCAGTAATCTCAACGAATTGAATAGCATCTTGTGTAACTAAACCATGTCCAGAGTAATTAAAAGTATCAGTAGAAATTTGACTATCAGGAATCGTTAATGCTGAATTAATAGTAATATCAACTTCAGCACCAATTCCATACGAAGGGTATTTGGTAGTGCTGATTATACTTCTAGTGCTAGCGGCATTACTATTGTTACCATCCCAAGTTCTAACTCCTAATACTTCATGCGTAACTTGTGATTGGTTAGTTCCCGCATTACTATATGCCGGGGTTAAAAAGTCAATTTCTGTTCCATCTACTATTGGTAAATATTCACCCATCACTTTGAATATTTGATTACCCGAACCTGTACCTGTTAAATTTATTGCTGTCCCATTTACAGCATTTTCATATGTTGTTGCTAATTGAATCGTAGTGGAACTTTTAATGATAGCATAATAATATTCGTGGGGGTTATTTGGTGCAGCAACAGTAGAAGAATCATCTAATCCCCCTATTACTGAGCCAGTAGTAGAAGCATACTCTATTCTCCTTCCAGTAAATCCAAGATTATGAGCATCACTAGTGCCTGTAGGATTAAAAGTTAAGGTATTCGTACTAGTGTTTACATCAGAGCCACTAGCAACAGTAAAGTCACTTGAATTAAGTAATGTTTCTCCTTCTCTTCTATTAAGATATATGAAATCTCCAGATGCTATTCTCATCATTGTGTGGTCAACAGCAAATGCTGAACTAGAACTACTGTTATTGTATGCTTGCCCTTCTACTCCTGCTAAATGGCGACCATTTAATGTTCTAATTCCGTTAATAGGTATAGTTGCACCAGCCATAACAGTAAAGAAATTATTATCTAAATTAGAATATATTTTTTGATTATCATTTAAATCTTCTAAGATTAATTGTATCGTAGAAGAATATGGATATGTTGGAATACATGGTAATGTTCCACTAGTATTATCTCGTAATGTTATAAAATCCCTGTGTAACATTTCTTTATTATATAACATTCCTTTTCTAACTAATGATGGTTCTTGTAATAGTCTAGTTTGAGAATAAAAATTGTATAAATTAGAAACATCACCAGTCCCAATAATACTGTAATCTTTGAATCCTCTTTTACCATGAAAATTATAGTTGTTATAAGGTGTTAAAAATATATTATCTCTTGTACTCATAGAAGAATTATGATGCATTTCTAAATATTGATGAACTAAAGGAGACATCTTATTATAAACATCTTGAGATTTATCATTATAACCAAAATAACTACCAGTAGATATCCAGCCGAATTCAGAAATGTTAGAAGGGTTGCCGTTATCACCGTAAAGTGGAAATTCTATCCCTGCCGGACTTAAAGAAAAAGTTTGAGTCCCTGTCCCAGTCCCTGTTAGATTTATTGCGGTTCCACTCAATGCATTGGCATAAGTTGTTGCTAATTTTATTCTACTTTTATCAACTATGATAATATAATAATCAACTCCCACAGTTAATCCTGTTATAACTGCACTAGAAGTAGAAACATATGTAATTCTTGCACCAGTATGAGTAAATTCATGTGGATTACTTGTTCCTGAAGGAACTATAGTTAGAATTTCATTTGTAGTATCTACTCCTGAAGCACTAGCAACTGTATAATTTACAGTATCTGCACTTAATGAGGCAAGATAAACAGGACCAGTATATCTAGTATTATGAAAAGTACCCGATGGCCCCCCCTTATGTAATTCTACTGTACGACTAGGTGACGCTTGAAAATTCTCCATTTTACCAATTAAATCTCCAAATTTTGTAAAGGCATATTGTCCATCAATACCAGAGGAAACCGCCTCTGGAGTACTATCTAAAAGTAGATATCCCATTCTTGTTGCACCATCACTATTGATGGCATAATCTGTAATTTCAAAATTTTCATATTGAGCAGCATTAATATTTTCTGGTAAATCTATTGGTTGATTAAGATGATAATTTTTAATTCTACTATTAAATAGACTATCCATTATTTTTGGTGGATTTTCAGCATCAACTGCGTTAAAATTAAAATCATAAGTTGCTTCAATTAATCTCATCAAACCAAACCTTTTCATTTGATTAGGATTAATAGAAGATGCACTAATATTTACTTTTTGTTGAGTCTCATCCTTATATTCATCTTTAGCAACATTCCCTAAATATTTATCGTGAGATAATGTTCCTACTTTTTCAGACGCTTTAGATTTAAGAATTAATGAAAAATCAGTAAAACCCGCTCCTAAATCTGAATAACCTATATGATTAGGCCTCTGCATTGATTCTGGAAAAATATCAGATAATCCGAATAAGAAATAAGTAGGAGATTTAGGGTCAAAAACAGTTAACATGTCTCTTATTTCTGTTATTGAATTATAACCATATTGAGGTAAATTACTACTGCTATTAGTATAATGAGCAGAACCAATATAATCTGTTAATTTTGGAATCATATAAATTGGAGGTAATAAATTAAGTTCAGTAGGGTCAACAATAAGATAATCTCCAAAGGCACTACCTAAAACACCAGATGTTCCCCTTTCATATGGATTACCTGATAAATATTTGATAACTAAAGTGTTCTTAACATATGAAGAATTATATGCGGAATCACTACCATAATTTCTACCAAGAGATTCTTCTAAAGTAATTAGACCAGTAGAGGCTTTAGGGAAAAATTTGACCGCTTGTGCAAACCCTTGCAGGCTTGAAGAAATAGTAGAATAATTAAAATTATGAGTGCTATCTAATTTGTTTATCTTTTTAATTTCGTTTCTATTCAAAACCCCTTTATCAAAAGTATTCAAATTAATGTATTTGATATACTTACCTTCGCAACTCATTAACCCTGAATAGGTTAATCCCACTGGAATCTTTTTTGCACTTGAACTATTAGAGGCCTTAACTGAATCTAAAGGTTGCATAATACCTCCATTTGGCATTCCTTGAGTGTTCAATAAGTAAATGTGACTTGTATTATTTTCACTCAATAATTTAATTGTAGTAGAACCACTAACTAAATCTTCAATATTTCTATCTACTTCTACATTATATTTTACAGTCCTCGTATCAGCATAACTACCATCATCTAAAATATGAGTTTCATATACCCTTAAACCTGTAGCAAGATAATTACCATTAACATCATACATTGGTCCTAATAATTGTTTTAAGTCTGTAGAAGTTGGAAAACCAGCAATAATATTACCTTTAGAATGAGTTCCTTCAATAGTAATAGCGTCAGTTAATGTGGAATAAGTAGTACTATGAGGATTAGTATCTAATCTACCTAAAACTACAGGAAAGGTGGGGGCAATTTTTATGATAGTTTCTTGAGAAGTAGTAGGAGCAAAGGAAATAATTTGATATTCAGATAGACTATTAGGAGAATGAATTACATCTCCACTAAAAGAACCACTACTTTCATCACCTAATCGAGCATAATATTTTGTTTCACTTTTATGAACTGAAGATGGACTATTAATATAAAAACCACGACTTTCAGTATCTATAGATTTGAGAGAAGACCCACTATTATTGTAAGAAGTACCAACTAATGTGTCTCCAATGGTGGTTGAAGCATCTACTGGTAATTCTTTACCGGAAGTAAATACCACCCCTTTACCAGATGTTCCTCTTAAATTACTAACAGTATTAGATGCTCCAGCATCAGCAGATATCGCTTTACCAAAATAGACATTATTAGATAATGATTTATCGGCAAAATAAAGTTGAGTAGTTATACTAGCAGCAACTAATGATGAAGTTCTAAGGGTAATAGTAGTACCTGTAGCACTCGCAACTTCACCAATTAATTTTCCACTGGCTAAAAATAAGTAATCTCCCTCTGCTGGTAAAGTATCTCCACTTCCAACTGTTACTGTTTTATCACCTATTTTCAATGCAGTTGTAGTAATTTGGGCCTCAGTACCGCCACTACCTAATGTAGCAATTTCCATTATTGGTCCTTGTGTAGAATAAATATAGTCTTCAGAATGAAGATAATTCTTATTGACAACTGGACCTAATAATTTAGCCATTTTATCCATTCCTAAGAAAGTTAAAATTGGCTGTCTGTCCTGTGTTTCCGTATGAATTTCTTCTACTTCTCCTTCATGAATAACCCTTTGAATCTTACATTGTCCTGAAAAGAAATCAAGATAATTACCAGCGCCACTGAATTGAGAATAAAGAGTTTTGTTTTCATTTTGAAAATAGATGACTTTATTGTCTCTATCTCCATAATCAATTAAAAGCCTATCACCAGAATATTCTGCATCCCGCAACACTAATTCTAAATTATATATCCTTGCTCTAGTTTTAGAAATAGCAGTATCATTCACTTTGTATGTTGTAACGGCATGGTTAGTGTCCAAATCTGTATAGGTTAAGTCTGTATCAATCTCAAAATCTACCATTAAATTCTGACAGACACTTGACCACTTTCTTCTATATGCAGTAACCGCACTATAAGTTTCTTGTAAATT